TACGAACCCATGAAATATCAAACAACGCATCAACTAATTCAGGCGTAAAATCAGCATCCGTGCCATCTTCATTTTTCACACCACCGATTGAAACCAATGCGCTTTTAATTTCTTCATCAAGAATTTCAGCATCGCCCACAACCGAGCGAACTTCATCGATTTTGCGTTTAGGCAATACTTTAAATTCCACGTCAAAAACGTGTTTTTTCACTTCCAGAAAATCGCCAGGTTCTTCTGCGGTGACTTTGAATTTACGGGTTTCTTTTTTACCGATTGCTAATTTCATTTTTAAAGCTCCAATTAAGTTAAAGTGATTTTGATTTCATCATTGCCAGCATCTGTTGGAATGAAAGTTAATCCCATATCAAGCATTACAACGCCGTCATTGTCGGCATATTTAGGTGCGTCAATACCTAAGCCGTTTGTTGCGGATTCGATTTTGATAATGTTGCCTGCCGTTAAGCCGTGCGTAATCGCCAAAGTGCCAAGCGTTGAATTTTGTGCAATGGTGAAAAAGTTTTTTGTTGCGAGTGTTGGTTGTTCAAATTTGATTGTGCCTTTTGGCTTTCTGTCAGAGATGATGACCGATTCACTACCTATCAATGCTCTAAATTTCACATCGTTAGCTACGTCAAGCGAGAAAGATTCCATTACAGGTGTATGACCGTGAATCGTGACAGGCGTGGTATTGGCTGATGAAACTGCAACAGGTGCAGCTCCTACATAAGCAAGCCCTGCGGTTGATAATGCGCTATCCGAAATCGTACCGAGTAATCCTGTGAAGGTGAATTTGATTTTGGGTAATTGCTTAACGGTTAAATCAAAACTTGCTGAACCTCTCGCCCCTAATAAAACGTGTTTCACGCCGTCACGCTGAAAATAAATTGACGCGCTCGTGCCTGCTTGTGTGACGCTGGTTAATGTAATCGGTAAATAAGTGACGCTGGTTGTTGCGACAATGGTTTCAGCAAAGCCACACGCTTTTAATAACCCACCAAACGCGGGTGCTGTCCCAGCCGTGCCACTTCCTGCATATTCCACCTCAAAATCAATCGTGACGTATTTTGTCACCATGATGTTTTGCGAATTACCAAAATACGGCTTGATGATATTGCGCGATACGGTGTCGCCCGCAAGTGGTGTGATTGAAATATCACCCGTTAAAATCGCGTTTAGCGCGTTCGTTGGCGTGGCATCTGTACCGTAAGTGGTTTCGACCTTTGCCAAAATTAACTGTTTTCTTGTTAAGCCCATTTTCTAACCCTCAATCGGTGTGCGTTTGCCTGTGAACGGATCAACGTTGTAACTGCCGCCAATCCCCCAGTATTCGTCTTGTTGCCAAATCGCTTGCAATTCGCTTTCTGTCAAAGGCGTTTTAGCGGGTGCTGATTTAGCGGGTTTTTCTAATTCGTCTGTCATTTTCGATAATAAAATTGAGTGGTAAAAATATCATTCCAGCGCAAGTGCATTGCGTCATAGGCGGCAAGTTGCCCTGCAACAAAATCAATTGGTGCAAAGCCCACATCTTCAAAGCCACATAATGCCGCCTTGACTTCATTTCGCACGGCTTCAAGCTCAAATTGCGCGTCCATCCCCTTGTCGTTTTTGATGTTCTTCACGCAAATCACCACGCCGACTTGCGCTGTAACTCGCTGTGAATAGCCGTTAATTAGCGTGTTAGGCTCGGCTTTTTCTGACATTGGCACGACAAACGCGCAAGGCATTCTCATTGCAGTGGGTGTTGCGTTTGATAGTTCAACCGAGCCAAAAACACGACCATCCAAAATTGAGCATCGCACGGTTAAGGCGTTAATAAAGCCATCAATCATTAAAACCCGCTCCAGTCTTGTCGTGCGTCACTGCTAATCATTGCCGTGTTTGACGGTGGAATGTCTGGCGTTGAAACCTGCAATGAAATTGTGCCTTTTGATACCTGCTCTAAAAACCGAATAATCCGTTCATAATTGCGCTCGACCTGTGAATCTTTGTCCGATAAGCCGCGATTAACGTACAAATTAAAGCGCGTTAAATCACAGGCTTTTCGCACTAAATCCGCTGGCGCATTGGTAAAAGGCAAGCTATAACGACCGATTAAATAACTATCAATTTCTGCCGTGGCATCATCGATAGCTTGCTGTAATACCGCGTCATCAATTACACCAAAACCTAGAGAATCGGTAAGGCTGATAATTTCAGATTCTTCAAAGCGCGTTAGAATGTCGGTTTTAGAGCAGTACATTTAGTCAGCCTTTAAAGCGGGTGCTGCAACGTGAACAACTTCTAAATCAAGCAGTACGCGAGCGTCTTTTTCACTAAGCTCCACCGTTTCGCCGACCTGGTAATCCACGCCGTTATGCTTGAGTGGCTCGGTAACAACAAAGCTCACAACGCTTTCGACTTCTTTTTCTTTCGTTGCCATTTATGCCACCGCCGCGCTGATTAAAAATCCGCTGGTTGCTGATGCAATCACAGGCTGAACCGCATCTGCTACGCCGTAAATCCACGAATCAATGTTTTCATCTTTGCGTGCTGGTTTAACAAATGGATAACCGCCCAAGGTGTAGGTGTAACCATAAGTCGGTCTACCCGCATCACTAATGCCACTCATATTGGTATAAGCTAAAACCGCACTTTTACCCCAAACATCAGAAAAAACACCTGCGTCCGTTGCTTTAATTGCACTGCCAACCACGACCTTATCAACACCAAATAACGCCGCGAGCAACTCAAGCGTTGGCACATCACGACCTGTGTATTTAGTGCGGTCAATCACTTTTGAATGCTGGCGCAAGGCTTTTAAAACAGGATGCGAAATAACCAATACATTTGGCATTTTTCCCGTTGAGGCACGGATGGCATCTTTTGCATTTTCAATATCGCTAATCGGATTCGAGTTTGTTAAGTCGCTCCATTGGCTTGTGCCTGACAACGTGGTTTTGTTCCCCGCACCATAATTACCTGCTGTCGTTGCAAGTGCAGCTTGCTCAACCTCAAGGCGTAACGCCAAAGAATCCTGCACGGTTCTTACTGACGCGCTCGATAAACTAATTGACGGTACAGCGGCTGCTTCTTGCATAAGTTCAGTTGGTACAACGGCATCAAGTGCATAGTCAACAATGCCGTAATTGCTTGAGCTGTAACCAACGTTAATGCGCTTGATATTTGTACCTGGTGCGCGTGCGCTGTCGTAATCTTGAAAAGATTCTTTGCCAAACTGAATAATTTTGCCTGCGCGTTGTGCAACATTGACACGCGGGAACAAAATCGAACCCACCATTTCATTGTTTTGATAGCCTTGCGCGACCGTCGTTAAAATCGGGTCAACAACCCGTGCTTGTGAAGCTGATAATTGCGTCATGGTTTCCTCTTTACGCTACGTTTGGAATAAGTAAAACTTCGATGATGTCACCTGCCGCGCCCGCCGATTGCAACGCTTGGGCGATTTTTGCCCCGCTGGTTACCCAAGCGATAGCTCTGCCCGATGAATCGGTTTTAAGTGTTGCGCCTGCGGTAATTGCCGCGCCAGCTTCAACCATTGCTGTACCAATAACATCAACTGTGATTTTGTTACCTGAAACAGCCGCTTGACGGACAACGCCAAAGGTATTGGCATCTGCTGACGGTACAGCCCCTGCAAAGGTGACAAAGCGATTTGCTGTCAAGGTTGCCGAAGCCGTTGCGGTTTGTGTTAAAAGTGGAAAGTGTTGTCCCGACATGATTTAAGCTCCGATTGCGATGGCGGCAGTGGTGTAATCAACACCATTTTGTTTTTGGTAGGCGGCAATTTCTTGATGTAGTGCAGCTTGTGATTCATCAACGCCCCAACCTGTTGGCACTTTCACTTTTAGCGCGGTTGTTTCACCTGCTGGCGGTTTTCCACCTGTTTGTGTGCCGCTTAATGCGTCAATTGGTGTTGCAACAGACACATATTCTTTCAGTGCCGCTAAATTTGATTCACCTAATTTTTGCGCCCATTCTTTTTGTGCAACCAACAATCTGCCATCACTTAATGCAGCCTCGATGGTTTGCTTAATGTCGCTCGCAATTTCAGCGTCTTCTTTTGCTTTGAGTTGCGTTGACAATGCTGTGATTTGCTCTTGTAGCGGCTTTACGTCTGCAATCGGCATATAGCTCGACAAATCAACGGTCTTGTCTACTGCGGATAACGCGGCAATTTTTTCGTCTTTTTCACTAAGTTGCGCGGTCAACGCGACAATCTTGTCTTCTAATTCTTTGATTTTTTCCATGTCGGAATCCTGTTGTGTTGAGAAATAATCAGCGGCAAGGACAGTTAAATCCTTCATGCCATCCAGTGCGGGACTGTTTGTAAGTGCTGCCATGTGAATCTTGGTAATCACGCCTGTTTTGGGTTCAAACGATAAAACGGGGGAAATGTAGCGATATTCTTTGTTTTTAATCGCTAAAGCCGCGCTATCAGTCCATTCAACCTGTGTTGCGAATAATCCCAAGCCTTCGCGGTATTGCAGATTCTTGAACCAGCCAGCCGCAATTGCAGGAACGCCGTTTTGCTTGGCGTAAAGTGACAAGTGGTCATAATCGATAACAAAAGCATCCGCTTGTGAATTGGCAAGTTGAATAACAGCCTGTGCGTTCTCATTATTTAAAATCCAACCGCTTAACCCGACAGGTCGCCCGTCTTTAGCTTTGAATGTTCCCGCAGGCGTTAATTGAATTTCAGTCGGAACAGTTCCCGCTAAATCAATTGAACAGGCGGCTAATGCAATGAGTTCTTTTTTCATGCCGCAAAGTCTGGCAAAACCTTGCGCTAATTAATAATGAAAAAATCATTAAATTTCATGTTTTCAACGCGCATAAAAAAGCCCCGCCTTATTTCTAAAGCAGGGCTGGGGAGCGTTGTTTTTTACGGATTCAAATGCAAATCTAAAATATGCAAAATGTCCTGCTCCCACGTTTGTGGCAGAATTTCAGTTGGAAAAAATTTTCGAGCAACCATCTTTGATGTGCCGAATTGATGAAATGCGGCGTATTCAACATCGGTGGTGATTTCAACGTGTGAATTGGTGGCAACATGAGCAAATGAACCTTTCAACCTTCCCGTATCGTTAAGGATTTTGTCTGAATTATTGCGCCGTTGTTTTATTGTTGTTGGTGACAACGCTTTCCAATTGATGCCGTCAGGTGATTTTTCTTCACGAAAACACATCGCTACATTGTTTTTAATGTCCTCGCCAATCGCATTTAAAGCGGGTTGTAAATGTTGGCAACGGCGTGTTAATTCGTTTAAGGCAGCTTGTACGGATTGACTTTCGATAGCAATGGTAGTCATTGAGTTTTCTCTTATTAAGCGTATTATTTTAGAAAATTTTCAGGAGTTAAAACCATGAACGCCGTCTTAAAACCCCAACATATTGAAACAATTTTTGATTATGACGTTACAGAATCGGAATTAAAAACCATCTTATTTGGTGACGTAGAAACATTTGATGAATACGTTGAATTTTTAGAGCAAGATGGCGCATACGCTGATTTAAGCAAATTATTTCGTTTGCGGGGTGATACGAACTTGGCTATTAAATTCATTGGCATGATTTCAAGCAGCGAATTAAAGACACAATTTAAAACTACTCCTTGCGTTGAAGCGGGGCGTTCTTTTGCTGGACTTTAATTTTTTCTTTAAGCGCATCTATGGTAAGGATGGTTGCTGCATTAAGCAATGTTCCTACTCGTTTGGTATTTAATCCTTCTGCCAATAATCCTTTAAATGGGTCAAGATAATTATTGCCGTGCGAAAGTAATAAATTCTCAATTTCTGCCCCGCTTATATCTGCCTGTTTAATTAACTCTAAAAGATTTCGAGTAACGACTGGGTAAGCTAAACCGTTGCTGATTATCTTTTTTTGATGCGTTAAATTGATACCTAGTTCTTTCGCTATTTCTTGATAAGTATGTCGAGCGGCTAATTGCACAACGCCTTCGTTTAAAGGCTCAGTGCCTAATTCCAGCCTTCCCGCTGTCACACCTGTTCTGGCGTGCATTAGCTCATGCCAGAGTGTTTCAATTGCATATTCTTCTGAAAAAGTTAGTGTTATTTCAGTATTTGCTTTTGCAAAAGCATTAGCTAAATCAATAGCGGGCTTAAATCCATTTACCAACTCATCCGTAATGGAAAAATAAAACTCACCTTGATAATAACCAGCAAACATATCGGCACTTTCAACTGCATGAATGCCGTTAAATCCCTCGGGAAACCAATGTGGATTTTTAACAGCTAATTCCGCAACGGTTTTTTGTACGACTGTGAATTGCTCAAGCGTGATGATTTTCATGTCTGGTGGGTTTTTAAGTTTGTTTTCAAGTGTTGATTTTAACACTGGATTTGCCTTGCTATCCTTAATCGCCTTATTCACACCCGCCGTTAAATCCGTCCCAACGTTGTAATCAAAACCTTTATCGGGTTTCATTTCGTCAGAAATAGGCTTATTTAAACCTTGTCCATTTTTTGAGCGTTCTTGTGCTTGTCTTTCATTGAGTGAGATGCAACGGCAACGGCAACGAAACCCATTCGGCGCGTAGTGCGAATCCCAAAAACTATCACCAACAGGGCGAATAATCCCGTCCATAGCAAGATGAGTGGGGCGCACGCGACTATCGTTAATAGCATCATACATAAGGTAAGGACGTGTTTTTTTATGCTCAATGAAATTTTCCCAATGCCCACGATTGTAAGCGGCTTGAATGTTGGTTCTAAAAATGTTGTCAAGTCGATGTTTAGGCAAGCCTAAATCTTGCACTCGAATATCTTTTTGCCATTTCGCAAAGGTTTGACCTTCGTTCATGGCTTTTTCAAGCGAATCCAACGCACCTTGTAATTGATCAAGTGAAGCCTTGCCAGCGATTGAAAAATTCAATTGTCGATGCAAGCCTTGTAATTCACCGTAGTATTTATCAGGAAGGACGATTCCCCGCTTTTTGAGTTCTTCAACGGCGCGATAAAACGGCTGATTAAACGTGACTTTAATGGGTTCAGACATTGACGGCATAACCCAAACAATCGGCGGCGAACGTTGCCCGTTCCAGCACGGTTCTAAATTCAGCCGTATCTGTTTCGACAAATAAAACCGCCAATCTATCGGCTAAATCGTCGTAATCTTTCGCAGCTTTGATTGCGTTAAAAATGGATTGCTCAGGAATTGGACTGTTGAGTTTTTCCAGTACGTTATCAGCTAATTCTTCAATCACCATTTGGTCAGGTGTAAATTTTGGCACAGGCAAATCAAGCGAAAGCGCGGCTTGTTGCGTTGCCAAAACATTTTCGCTGTCACTTGCCATTGGGATTTTTAATTTTTCATGCAAGTATTCAGGCGATATTTTCATGCCGATCGCAACGAGCTTAGGAATTGCGTCGGCGTATAACGCTAAATCTTCACCTTCATTGGTATCAAATACCCATCTTGGGCGAATCGTTAAGCTATTAAATTTCACAATCGCGCTAATTAGCTGACTGTTTAAGGTTTCGGCAATTTGACGCGCATCAAAATCACGGTATTCGTGGCGCACTTCGTTATGCACATTACCCAGCGCGTTAGTTGAGGTCTTTCCGTCCGCTTGCGATGTTAGTGTTGCGCCCAAAATAGCTTTTGAAATGGATTTTTCACACCATTCAATCAAGTTTTGAAAGCCAACACCTTCTCCTTTTGTAATATCAACCGTTTTAAAATCTTCCTGCAAACCATCAAGCAACGCCACGCCATTAGAACCCATATTTTTCAAGGAGTTCATTAACTCTTGTTTTTTGAGTTCGTCGCTTTCTGAGGTAAATAATGCACGCATTGGCACGCCGTAAAGTTCACAGAAACGCAGCCAATTTTTAACGCCGAAATTCTTAATCAGGTACGGCAGAGCGCATTGTCTGTAAACTCCTTGCGCGGCAGGATAACCCGTTGAACGCACGCTATGACGATGCACCAGCCAACCATTAGGAATGAGCGGTACACCGTCGAGAGTCTGATAATCACGCAATCGAATTTCTTGCCGTGTTGCCATATCGGTTGTGAACCAGCGTTGCGGTCTGAAAAAAAATTGTGTAGGCATCCAAAACCCTTCGCTGTCACGTTGCCAGTTAATTTCAATACAGGAAAATCCTTTACCGATTGCGTCCGCCATATCGAACACCAACGAATCAATGTCGAGCGCGTCACGCAATTTATCTTCTAATTTAGCAATCGCTTTCTTTTCCGTTTGCATCGCGTTACGCGGCGGCATTAAGCTCCAATCCAGTTGCGCGACTGCCATTTTACGTTTCGTAATTTCTGAAAAAATATGCGCGTCTAGCTCCTCCATTTGCGAAAACAAATCCGCCTGTGCTGTCAACATTCCGATGTCAGCTTGTTGCAGTGTGTTTAGAACCTGCGAAACCGTAGCGTTGATTTGATAGGTGTTAGTTTCACGAAATAGGAGTGGGTTTTTATTTTGATTGGTTGGCATGATTTGTTACCAGATAGAATGTGTTGAATCGGTCGGCGTTGTAATTGAAACCCCTTTAGAACCACTACGCATAATCGGTTCAAGGCTATAGCGAATAGCATCAAAACAATGGTCGTAACCACTGGCTAAAACGGGCAATACATCACCGCTTAATTTATCGACTTTGTAACTCCAAAGCCGTGCTTCTTCGATGGTTTTCACGCAACGCGGATGAATAACAATTGCGTCATAACCGCGTAAATGTGCAACACCATCAAGCACCGAGCCTTTGCCTTTTTTAGAAGGTCTTATGTTGTAGCCTTGGCGGCGTAAATAACTAATCGTTTCAGGTCGCGCAGAATCCGCATAAATAACGTAATTTTTGCTATTTGGCACAGCTTCAAATAATTGCGGTAAATGGTCAATTTCAATACCCACGCCCCACGCTTCATATTCGATGTACAACGTATTTTTAAAAATCCATGATTTGATTAGCGTAGTCGGGTCTTGTGAAAAACCAAAATCGCAACCCAAATACGCGCCATGCCAATAATCTTTTGGTTCAAATTCAGCAATTTTGTATTTGTTTTTCAACACTTGTGCATCACTAATTTCAAGATATTGACCTTCCCAAATGTGCCGATAAACGCTGTCATCAAGGTTTTTTAAATCCCGTTTTCGTTCAGCCTCTAGGGTTTCGGGAAAAAACGGATTGTCGCTGTAATTGATTTCGATAATTCTCATATCGTCATCAATTTTTTGTCTAAAGCGTTTATCCACAGGCGAATCGGCGCGACACGGATTCCAAATCACCCAGATTTCAGATTTTGGCGAGCGGATAGTGGGTATTAAATCTCGCAGAGAGTATTCGGGAATTGTTTCTGCTTCTTCAATGACGCACAAATCAATTTGCGCCATACTTTTGATGCTTGAAATGTTGTTGCGAAGCCCTGCAAAAATAAATTCAGTTCCGTTTTTGCCGCGAATGTAATTTACACCCACATCGTAAAAAGCCTTTAAAAAGGGTTCACTTTCAATGGCATTTTTCACCTCGGCAAAAAACGATTCACGAATGGAGGACTGAAATTCGCGGGTACACAAAATTTTTAACGGCTCACGATAACCAAACACCGCCGCCATTTTTGCAAACGTTTGTGATTTACCGCTACCACGTCCGCCATACGAGCCACGATAACGCAACTCACCGCGCGGCACATTAAAAAGCGGTATTAGTTTAGGCGGAATTTTGATTTGTACCTTAGCCACTGATTAACTCAATCACAGATGGCATCACAACACTTTCAACTTGATGACGCTCGATGTAATCCCCTTGCAATTTCCCCAGCTCAACACAGGCTTTTACACGGTCAGCATTTTTAACGTAATCGTCACTGTCGATAATTTCACCGCGCATCATGGAAGTTAAAAACTGTTGTCGCTCGACTGCATCCGCAATGCGTCTGTCTGTTTCGGGTTGGGTTAGCGTCTTCAAATACTCGCAAACTGTAGTTTTACCTAGCAATTGGTGTGCGATTGCGTCGGAATTTTTTGTTTTATAGCCTGCAAGGCGTACCGATTCCGCGCCATTTCCAGACTTGGCGTAATACTCACAAAACCGCTGTTGTTTAGGCGTAAGTTCCATTTTTCATTTGGTTTGATAATTCAATTGCGCGACCTTTGACCTGTTTCGCCCATTTACTTTGAAGCATTCCATTTGCCGCGCCTTCAAAATCCCCCGCTTGAATCATTCGCAAAGTGTTTTTAAATCCAAATAAACCGACTAAGCCAAGATTAAACGCCATATTGATTAGCACACCGCGACGCGCTTCATTCAAGCCTTCAAACCAAGCAAACTGCTTAGTTAAAGCGTTTTCAATTTGCTCAACGTGACGTAACAAAAGAAATGCCGCGATATTGACGTTAATGCCAGTTTGATAGAATTGTTTGATTTCATAAGGCGTTAAAGCAAGTGGGTTAGCTGATAAATTGTAACCAAAACCCACCGTGTCATACCCTGCGGTGCATTTATAGACGCGCTGACGAAATCCTTCGTGGCGTTTGAGTTGTTCAATCGTTGGGTTCTTTTTGGCGGTTTCAGTCATTTTTATCACTCGCTCTGCGGTTTCTGGTTTTTTCGCCTGTCATGACTTCGCAAGTCACGCATCTTTCGTCAACATCCAAGCCTGTTTTTTTACGCACTAAAATTTCAATTAAATAAATCGCACGGCTTCCCATGTGTGAACTCACGCCAACAACCGCCGCTGTAATCGTTTCATCAATGCCAGACGACTTACATAAAAAGTAAGTAATCACACCCACAAAGCTACTAACAACAATTTCTCCAATCAGCTCCGTTAAGCTAAATCGTTTCGTCATGCCTTGCTTTATCTTTCGCACATAGCCAGCAATACCGCCCCACGTCGATAGCGACACTACCCAAACCATTGTGAAAACAGAATCAGGCGGTAAATTGAATAAATTATTTTGTGGCATATCCATTTATGATTTTTTGAGTTTAATTTTTAGAAATTGAAACTACTGAAAAAGACACGTTTTTGATAATGAAAAAATCATTAAATTTCATCTAAAATAGCCGCCCAATGTCGCAACAAAATGGTGAAAAATGGACAATTTAGATGAAATGAAAGAGGCACTTTGCGAGCAGTTGAGGCAGAAAACCAGTTTTGAGGATGCTGAGTTGGTTAGTGCTGTGTTATTCGATGTGATGTGTGACCTGTTTGCAGGTGAAATGCTCTATATTCCAAAGGATACGAAAAGAAAGGGATTGCGACAGGCGTTAATTAAAAAATTCAACGGGCATAATCATCGTGAATTAGCGCGGGAATTTGGTTATTGCGTTCGGAATGTTTATGAAATCTTGAGTAATCAAAAACCACAACAACTTAACTTGTAAAGACAGCAAAGCTACGAATCAAGCGGTTTTAATGCTCAAAACGTGGCTTTTTTTGGTTTTGCGGTGAAGGACTTTTTAGAATGCGTAATTTTTTCCAATCAAATCCGCCTGTGCATCAATTAACATCCAAGACTTGTAATTTTTAGTCAAAGAATTGATGCAATCTTTTAAAAAAATCAAAATGAACAACGGAATAACTAAAAGCAAAGATGTTTTAAGTAAATGCTTAACAATCAAAAAATGTGTTTTATAAAGCGTTTCTTTAATCATTGTTTGTTGTTGTGAATTTAACTTTTTCATGTTTCTTTCAAAGTTATTAGCAAACTGTTTTTGATAATTTCGAGAATCTTCATTTGCAAAAAAGGAAATCATTGCCCAATTCGATAAACTTATGTCATGCGTGAATCGAAGCACACCGTTAATCATGCGTCGGGTCGTTTTATAGGTTTCATTATCGAATGAAATTTGTCCTGAATTAGCGTAATCAAATAATTCATCACGCAATATAAAAAGTTCATGCCGTGTGCAATCCACAACATAATCTTTGTAGGCAAAGAAATATAAATACCAAAGTAGGCTTATTGAAAGCAAAAGTAAAATTACGTTAATCATTTAAGTATCCTCTGGGTTTGTATCGCCACGCTCTGTTAATTCGCTGCTACTACGGTTTTTATCGGATTGATGCTCTAGGTCTTTAATTCTTTTAGATTGCTGCTGTATGGTGTCTTTTCGTAATTTATTTTGCTTAATGCCATAAGCCAATCCACCCCCGCCTAACAACAATCCAATTGCGCTACTCAAAAAAGGAATGTCTATTTTAATGTTTGTGAGCGCCTCTTTTCCAGCCAGTTCATGCACCATGTCTTTGAAAATATAAAGGACAAAACCCGCCAAAATATACTTTGGTAAGGTATCAAAAATTTTTCCAACTAAACGCAACCATTCCGTATGTCTGTTTGCTCGCGCAATTTTTACGGCATCCGATTCTTTTTTCTTTTTTGTCATTCTTTACGTCACAAAATTTACAAAAATTTACCGCAGCAATCGCAGTCACTGCGGTATCGTTTTTTACCATCAAGCCGCCATTCTCAACTCTCCCGTTTGAAGGATATGTCGAGCATATTCGTCAGCGGATTGTAAAAACACTTCGATATTTTTGACTTGGTAATTTTTTTGCGTCGGTGGCAAGCGTTTAATCATTCGTAATATCTGCAAATCCTCCTCACTAAACCGCTCATCATTCGACACGCCACCCTTCAACATCGTCCCTTCGCCTGTTAAGAGCCAGTCCATACTCACATTATGTGAATTAGAAAACTCCAAAATCTTGTCATAAGGGATGGAATTGCGCTTTTTTAAGTTTGCAAAGTTACTACTCGATAATCCGAGCATATCAGCTAACGCATTGAAACTTTTAGCATTTGTGTAGCTTTTTAAACGATTCATTACATCGTCAAAATTTATTTCACTATTCATGAGTATTTTCCTGTTGACCAGTTCACTTTTTGTGAGTAACATTTATCAAACGTGAGCGTTTCGCTCATAAGTTGAAAGGTAACACAAAGGGGGTTAAATGCAACAAATAAAAGGGATTCGGGAACGAGAGCGACTTAAAAAGCAATACATGAATATCAAGTTTGAATTCATGAAAAAGGGATTAAGTCTTACAAGTTTTTGTGAGCAAAACAGGATAAACAGGCGACACGTTCACAGGGCATTTTTAGGGGGCTGGAATACTGAAACTGCTCAAAAATTAAGACAAAGAGTTATTGAAGCATCGAAGGATAAGTAAATGAAATGGTCAATCCTAATCAATCAAGTTGGAGCTGCTCACTTTGGGTTAGCAGATAAAACCGACTTAGCAGATTGGGCAATTCTTGACTATATCGCTGGTTGGCAGATTTCGGATAAGGCTGAGAAGTTGGACGGCAAGATTTGGATAAATTACAGCAATCTAATCAAAGAAATGCCATTGCTCCACTTGAACAAAAAACAATCGATTTCTAACCGCATTTCTAAATTGCGTGATTTGGGTCTGATTGAAACAAGCCAAAGCATAGACAAAAGGTTGTTTGTAAAAGTCACCAGTTTTTACTCGGACGTTGCTTTATTTCAAGGACAGGGTGTTCCTGAAAAAGGACAGGGTGTTCCTGAAAAAGGACAGGGTGTTCCTGAAAAAGGACAGGGTGTTCCTGAAAAAGGACATGAGGTGTTCCTGAATAAGGACATTCATACGACTACTACTTATCCGACTACTAATGAAACGACTATTAGTAACCATAAAGAGAGCGCACCCAAAAAAGCGAAAAATTCAGGAGGGGAAAATGAGAAGAATTTACAAGAAAAGAAATCATCACATGCGTTTGTTAAACCTACGCCAGACGAAATTGCATCTTATGCAAATGAGCAAGGATTTGAAATCGACAGCAACTATTTCTTTGACTATTACGAATCAAAGGGTTGGTTGGTTGGTAGTACCAAAATGAAGAGCTGGCAAGCAACGGTAAGAAATTGGCACAGACGCGACAAAGAACAACAAGGGGGCAGTAATGCAACACCGAAAGTAAAAAAAGAATTTCATCACGACTACGAATTAAGTGATGAGTTTTTAAAAAAACACAACATGGACTGCATAGATTCAGTAGCAGTGCCAATTCATTCAGGATTTATTGAGGGATAAAAAATGGAAGCAAAAGATTATGGCGCATTTGCTCAAAAGTGGTCAGTAGCACATGAAGTCATGCCATTCGGGAAAGTGTTATCAAAGGCGGCTATGGAAACTTGTTTTGGAGCGTTGGGAGCGTTTCCAATCCAGTTAGTTATCAGGGCAATCGATAAACACATTGCATTCGGAACACAAGCACCACAGCCGAGCGACATTGTAGCAATTTTGACGCAATCAAACCAAAGACCAACGGCAAATGAAGCGTGGGGAATGATTGAAAAACCACTTGGAGTAAATCACGAAGTTTCTGCGGTTTTAAGCGATGAAATGGTGAAAGCATGGTCAATGGTCGAAGACGATTATTTTCGTGATGCTATCGGCGCACGAATGAGTTTTTTAGCGATTTATGAAAGCGAGTGCAAAAAGAATGCTCACCTACCAATTCGCTGGAAATTTTACGAAGGATTTGGACAAAGTGAAACCAACACCCAAAAAGCAAAAGTGATTCAGCGCGGCATTGATGAAGGAAAGTTACTTGCATCGGATTTTTCAGCAAAGTTAATCGCGTTGCAACCGCCTAAAGTGGAATCGTTAAAGCAATTAGAAAACCTTGCTAAAAAAGGACAGCCCAGCGAGGCAAAACGCAAAGCATTAGAAGCAATGCAAGCACTTTGGGCAGCAAACGACATTGAAGCGAAAGCCGCTAAAAATGCGTTATTGAAATCACACCAAGAATGGACAGTTGAGAAGGCGCAGGAATATCAAAAGCTGATACAGAAACAAGATGAGCTGAACAAGAAAAACAACCACAACCACAAGGGGAATTGAAATGACAATTGAAGAAAAGATGGAAGGTTTTGACCGAATTAATGCGGTGGTTGATTTGTTAATGGCAGCAATAAAGCAGTCAAACGAAAGCGTTGATATTCAGTATTTAGCCGTATTGATGCTTCAAGAAGGAATGAAAACAACACTGTTATCGATGGGAATTAACCCAGAAGAAATTTAAAACAAAGCGCGGTTTAGTTCAAAAAATAGGATTGAGCCGCGTTTAAAACATTAAAAAAAGTAAGTTTTCTAGGCATTCAAACGAGTGTTTAGAACAGTTACAAAGCTCTTTAACAATTTGAACAAATGGATTGATTTGAACCGTTGAATCTTTCGAGAGGTAACTCGACTGCGGGAATAAATAGGCACAAGAAAATTGTGCAGTGGCTAAATCAAGCTAAGAGAAATTAAAAACGACAAGTAACAAGCGGGTTGCTCATTCTTTGGAGTGAGTAACACGGTTATTACTTAATCT